CGATTAACCTTGCCCTCAGCTTGCCGCAACGTATTGCTCAAAAAACCGATGAGGAGAAAGCAAGTTTTCAACGCGCAACAAAACTTGACCCTTACAAGTTAGTTGAAAAGCTCAAGATTGAGCTTGCTGAAACGATTGAAAGCCTTGAGACTGAACAAGTTGTCGGCTTTGCCACTGCCTTTGCTGTTACCCAACCCACTGACCCCTTCACAGGAGCTTAATGATGGTTAAGTTCCACAACAGCCGTTTTAAAAAATTGCTGACTAACCTTACCCGCAGGTGTCTAATTCAAGGCCATATCGTTGATGCCACGGGTGAGTTGACAGGGACGGAAGAAGTGAACCGACTGTTAAGGGTTAGCCACCGTGCGATTGCCTTTGCAGGAGACCACATTATCTTTATGCGTAACCACTATGCCTTGAGCAGTTACTCTAAAGAACCCTTTGACGTTATTTACCGCCTCATCCCTCTCCCCGACCAAGTTGAATGGCAAGTCCAACAAGTTTTTATTACCGACCCACTCACAGGGCTTAAAAAACCTGTGAATAATGTGATGCCCCCCGTTCAACTGCTCTGGTGCAAAAAGAAGACTGACGGCTTTGGCATGAGTGTCACCAAAAAGACTGACGAACAGATTTGCTATTGGACGACCGAGGTTGTTCAAGTCGGTGATTTACTTGACGGCTTAGTGGTAAAACGTGTCATCAAAGAGCAGGACATTTACAAGGTGGAGGTTTAGGGTGGCTAAAGAGACTGACTTATTTAAAGCGGTGTTTGAACAAGTAAACTTAGAAACCCAGTTAACGGCTTTTAGACCTTCTGTGTTGAGAGATATTTTTGGTGTTACTAATCGTAAACGTGCCGCCGCAGCTTTAAATGCTGAGTTAGCTTACTTTGAAAAAACTTTCATTGAAACCTTTATTGGTTCTCAATTAAATGGTTACTGGGTAGAGGTTAAAGACCAATCACCAATCAGCCACACGGATAAAATAAAAGGTTTAAAAACCTTTTGGAACCCACTTTCAAAAAGGTGGTTAGCTCATAAAAGATTAAAAGGCTTAAAAACCCCTAATTTTTTCCATTATGGCTTACCTAAAAAGGAGCCGAAAGCCGAAGATGCTTACCCCGCTCCTCAGATGACATTAGAGAAGTATTTAAAAACCCATTGGCACAGCCAAAAAATTCTAAAAACCTTTGGCAGGGTTAAACCCGAAGATATTATTTTTACTAATGCTAGGGGTACGGCTGTCACTTTAAAAAAGGGTAGAGCTGATTTAGATGCACCCTTTTTCGGTAAGTTAAGAACTTCTCGAAAAGACGTTACCAATCTTAAAGAAAAGTTCAATATAGGTTTTAGGCTTTTCCCCGCCTTGGATTTAGACAAAACCAAAGATATTTTTTCAAATTACCAAATTGAGATAACCAAAAAATTAATTCCACTCAGCGACAATACGGCTGCTAACGGTTATCCTTTATCCAAACTAACTAATAACCATGAGCACCTGAATAATAGTGGTGCTTTTAGACCTACAGTAGTTCCTTTAATGAATTGGTACTACCGTGTTAAACTTCCCCATGTTTTTAGAGAGTTTTACAAAACTAAAGGTTTAGTAGGAGGATAAAAAATGTACATCCAAAACGGCATCTTAAACATTCTTGAAAGCACCGTTCTTGCTTTTTGCAACCAACTCAAAGAAGCTGCAAACCTTCAATTAGGTACTAACATCTCCGTTGTCCTCTTTGACACCGCGCCCGAAGAAGAAGAATTGCCAAAGACCGATGTTATCGGCTCTTACAATTTAGAGTTTAAACTTGATAGTCATTTTATTGAGGGGACATTCTTACTGGGTGTGGCCACGTTAAATGACCCAAGCCTATTCCGCTTACGGCAGATTACAAGTTTTGTGCTTGATGAAGTGATGCCTGAGAAGACGATTCAGCTTTATAATGCAAATGGAGTGCCGATTTTAGGGAATTTAATTATTATGGAAGATGTCACTGTGTTACCGACAAATAAGGACTCTAAATCTCGCGCTGCGCGTTTCATCGGAGTCCCTTTTAAATGCACAAGAACTATGTGAGTTTATTTGTGATTTCTTGTATCTCTTCTTTATCAAGTTGACCACCTTTAGCAAAGTTGTCAGCAGCTAATTGACGTAAGCCGAGTTCAAGAGCTTGAATGATAACATCGCTAGGGGTTCTCACTTTAAATACAGCGATATTTTTGACAAGTTTTAAAGTGTCTTCTGGAAAAGCCACTGATGTGCGAATGCTTTTTACTTTTCCACGTTGTAAGCGTTGACCGAGTGAAATATTAGCCATTTTTGATTTCTCTTTACAGTGTTTAATTTGTGACTAATGTATGCTACCATAGAGCCTCAAGTACCAACTGTATTACTTTTGTAATAACTTATTCGGAGAACCAACATGGCTGGTGAAGCCCAATCCATTAACTTTGCAGTCGGCACAGCCACCATTATGTTGGGTGCTCCTGCTGATTTGCGTAATTTTACCCCTGCTACTCACTCTATCGGTTTAGTTAAAGATGTAAAAATCATGGCGGAAGCCAGTTACATCAAATTAACCCAAGGCGTTCGTAACAGCGTTGTTCACTCCATCAAAACAGGTGAACCTGTTTCTATGGGTGCGGCTATTTATGAATACAACGCTAAAAACTGGACTTATGCTCTAGGTTTTGCAGGTTATGATGTTGCTTTAGCTGCTGCTTCGACTACTGTTACGGCTAAGTTACCTGCCCTAGATGCTGACCCTATCGCCCCTGCTGGTTATAGCACTGTTGAGGTTGCGGATGCCGCTGGTTTCAACATAGGCGACTACGTTATGTTACAAGTTGGGACTGACGACCAAGTTTACCCTCGCCGTATTAGCAATAAAACTACTGGCAGCCCAAGTACTCTCGTTTTTGATGCACCAATTAAGAATCTACGAATCCCTTTGGGTGCCACCATTCGCAAATGTTCTATCGTCCCTATTGGCCGTAAGTCTGAGCAACCTTTCTTGGCTGCTAAGATTGTTGGCTCTATGGCCGATAATGTTGAAGTGTGTATCGAAATTCCTAAGTTGCGTGTCACCAAAGGTTTCGATTTAACTTTCCAAACCAGTGATTACGCCAATATGCCCTTTGAGTTTGACGTGTACGATTTAGTACCGACTGACCCAGAGTATGCTCGTTCCAAGACTGAGTTTGACGGTGCGCCAGCTTTCTTGTACACTATCAATTAAATAGGTCGCACTATTTGGCTCTTTAAAGCCCTCGCAAGAGGGCTTTTTTTTGAGTACAATAAAGTAACTTAAACCAGCGGCCAACTACAATGTCTAATCAGCAAACGTCACAACCTATCCAACCTTTAAACCCCAGTCCTCATTTTAACCTCTCGGATGGTCGAGAGCTTAAAATGACTTATGGTTTGCAAAATCGACTCGCCAAATTGATTCAAAACGTCTCAACGGTTTCTCTTATCTTGACCGATATTCAGGTTCAAGAGGCTGTCATTGTCAACTTATTTAACAAGTACGATGGTAAAGGTCAGGTTATTGAAGAAGCCAACCTTGAGGAAATTATGTTTAGCCCTGTTGAGATTCAGCATTTACTATTGTGGGTCACGGAGCATCTCACCAATTTTTTTCTCCTCAATCTGCAATCAATGACTCGGATAGCAGTGGAATATCAAAAAGGGGTGGAGTCGAGTTTAGAGCCTTTATCAAGTGGTACGAAAGTTTAAGTTTTGCTCAAGCAGTCGCTTGGACGTATAATGCTCCTCTAAGTGAAGTAAGATTAGTTTACTGGTCAAACACACTTGAAGACATTAACCAAGCACTCCGCTTCAAGGTTGCAGGAAAGCAACTTGAAGCGGTACAGGCTTATGAGGCTTTTGCCGCTGTTGCCTCTCAAGCTTTAGGTGGAGGCGATAAAGACAAATCGGTTTCTAAAACCGAAGTGAAGCCTCAGAATCAAGCAACAACGAGCGCACAAGCTGTGCAAATGTTCAAAGGTCTTTTTAGCAGGTAAGTAATATGGCGACTCAAGGTGGCGGCAACAACACTCAGACTCAGGCTGAGGTACATCTTAAATATGTCTCTGAGGGCTACCAAAAGGAAATCCAAAATCTCCAGAATTTATCTGCCCTCATAGCTAAGATTAAAGAAGACCTTGGCTCAGTGAGTATGCCCTCTATTAAAGGTATGAAAGGGGCTTTAACAGACGCTAAAGAGTTAAGTCGCGCTATTGAACTGATGGTAAGAACAGGCAATGTGGCTTATAACGCAAGTGAAGCTAGAAAGACTCAGGGAACGAGTTTGAAACAAGCTGAGTTAAACGCCGCCGACAAAGCCTTAAAAGTCCAAGACCAATTGGCTAAAGAAGCTCAAAAAACTCTGCAAAGAGATGCTTTTTTAGGGCAATTAAAAGCCGAAGAAATCAAAAAACATGAAAAGAATATTGATAACTTAAAGGCTATTTCCAAGGGTTTGGAAGAATCTGCTAAAGCAGGTAAGCCTCAAGCTGAATTGCAAAAACAAGTCACACAACTTATTCAAGCCGATGTTAACGCCCGTAAAAAATCAGCCAAAGAACAGCGGGAACGGGAAGCACAAGCGGCTCGTATAGAGCGTAATGTAACTATTGATTATGCTGCTAAAGCGACAAGAAAAGGTGGGTTAGCTCCTGATGTTCTGAAAGGGTTCTTATCGGGGGCTAACTTAGACCAAATTAAAGCTTTAGAAAATCAGATGCGGGTTCAAAGCCTTAGAAAAGGGTATTTTGAAACTCCTGAGATTGCCGCGCACCTTTCTAAAATCAAAGATGCCCGCTTAAAAATCACACAGGGGGAACCCTTAAAAGACCCCGAAAGTTTAATCACTAAAATTAAGGGTTTTGACAAAACCAGCTTTAAAGATAAAGGCGAAGCTGCCGTCATTGTTAAGAGTATTAGAGATGAGATAACTCGTCAAACTAAGGTGGGAGCAGGTAGAGAAGAACTTGTTAAATTGCAAGGTATCTTAGCTCAGGCTCGCAGCACTATTGCCGAGAAATTTGCACCCCCTTCACCTTATCAAGAAGCTAAAGCTAAGGATTTAGCCGCTGCTATCGCTTTAGGTAAGCTAACTACTAAGGATATTCAACAAAGTAAAGACCGATTAGAACTGGCGAAGCAGTTAGAGGCTTCCAAGATTCGCTCACATAAGACGGTAACTGAGTTCGGCTCCGCCGAATGGAAGGCCGAGCAAAGTTATCAAGACCTCCTAAAACAACGAATCTCAGCTATCAAAGCCGTTGAGACGGAGCAGAAACGGAGAGCTAAAGATCCTGTTGCCACCCAATTATCGGACGCAGCTAAATCTACTCGTGATGCTAATGTTGACACTACTCTCAAGAACCGCCAAACGGCAGCAGACAAAGCCGCTCAACGTGCTTTAGATAACGAAGCCAAAACCAAAGCCCTCACCGATGGTCGTTTTAAGACTGAGCAACAAATTGCAGATTTAAAACAGCACGAGTTAAAGTTTGCTAAAGACACGTTAAACTTCGGTATCCAAACAGGTAAGTTGAAAGGGCAGGAACGGTTAGACGCTGAGAAGCATTTAGAAGCTATTAAGCAACGCGAAGGTATTGAACGCAAACTCACTCAAAGCAATCAAAACATTGCTAACTTAGCTAAAGCAGGTAAGTACGCAAGCCCTGCTGACTTAGCGGGTTTAGATAAACACGAACTAGATATTGCGCGTAAAGTTATTGCTCATCGTATGCGTAATAACCAACTAACTCAGGACCAGCTAATCGCAGAGCAAAAACTATTAGACCAAGCTAAATCTCGTGACCACCTATTAACGGCTCAAGCTCACCGCCAAGACAAAGAACGTCAGAATGAACGCAGACTAAACCAAATTACCCACTTAGAGGGTGATGGCGGAGCCTCAATGGCCATCGTCCAAGCTGGCTTTATGATGCGAAGCCAAGTGCTTGGAGGTTTAAGCTCTATCTTCTCAGGAGCTTTTGACTCAGCAATCCAGTTGGATAAAGCCTTCCGTAACTTACAAGCCATTTCCGCTTCCACTAACTACGAAATGGCCACGATGAAGGTCAACCTTATCAATGTTGCCCAAGCCAGTAAATTTAGTGCTTCCGAGGTGGGTGAAACTGCCGTTATGCTTGCCCAAGCAGGTTTAAGCATTCAAGAAATCGGCGCGTCTATGAAAGGTATTATTACCTTAGCCCAAGCCACTGGTACTGACTTAGCCAAGTCTGTTGACGTTGTAACTTCGGTGTTGTCTGTTTTTAACAAGAGCGCAACGGAGACCGACACGATTGTTAATCAATTAACCGCTGCTTTGAACTTATCAAAACTTGATATAAACAAAATGGCATTAGGTTTGCAGTATGCAGGTAACATCGCCAGTGACTCAGGCGTGAGCTTTGAGGAGCTAACAGCAGCATTAGGCGCAACCGCCAACGCGGGTATCCGCAGTGGTAGTACTCTCGGTACAGGTTTGCGTCAGATGTTTATTGACTTGCAAAAGCCAAATGAGAAATTGACAAAACGCTTAGAGACTTTAGGTATAACCTTAGACCAAGTGAGTTTCCGTTCACAAGGTTTAGAGGGTGTTTTACGCAATCTACGCAATGCTGGCTTTAGCTCTGCTGATGCCTTCGAGACTTTCGAGGTTCGTTCTGCCGCTGCTTTCTCTGCCTTATCAGGTAACTTGACTGACTTCCATGATTTACAAGAGGAGTTGCTTGATAATAATGCTGCCTTTGAAGCCAACAACGTCCAAATGGAATCTTTTGCCGTCCAAATCGACCATTTAAAATCTAACTTAGGTATTGTAGCAGCGGAGGGTTTAACACCTGTTTTAAGTTTACTAAGAGATTTTGCAAAAGAGTTAGCTCATGTAATGGAGAATGCTGAGGAAGGTAGTACTGTTTTAAGAGTGCTAACAACCAGTTTTGCAGCTTTAACCGTTGGAGTCACAATTGCTTGGTTTGCTAAACTTGTTTGGCATATCGGTACAACAACAGCCGCTTTAATGGGTTTGGGTAGAGCTGTTTCTTTAACCACCTTTGGTTGGGTAGGGTTAGTGGCAGCAATTATCACAGGTCTAGCTGCTTGGGAGTCTGCCACAGCAGAAACAGCTAGGCTAAACACGGAATTAGATGAGGCTAAAGGTAAGTACAATGATTTAAAGGCTGCTTTAAGCTCTTACGGCTCAGAGTTAACCAATGTGGATGGGGCTATTAAGGACTTAATTGACCGTTACGGGGTTTTGTCTGCTGACACAACTCAAACCGAGGCGGTTACAAAATCCTTAATGAGTCAATTTGAGAAACTAGGTTTAGTTATAGATGACGTAGGAAGTAAGCACATTGACACAATACTTCAAAAAATGCGTGAATTACGCGCAGAAATGGCTAAAAAACTATTAGCCGACACCTATGAAACTGCGGCGGCTGAGGAAAATAAACTTTACAAGGAGCTAACAGCCGCTCACAAAACTGTCCGCGATAATCCTGCGTTAAGTACCGAAGACCAAGCATTATATGTAAGAAAAATTATAAGTGCTGAACCTAAAGACCTTGCAAAATACGAGCAAGTCGCTTCTGCCCCCGCAGGTAAAGCTGTGGAGGCAGCTAAATTCGCACTTCAAATCAGAAAAAGCTTAGATAGCAAGGAGGTATCGGAGGAGTTACGGACAGGTTTTAAAGAGCTTTTACAAGGTTTAGCTTCAACTTTTGAATACTCAGGAAAGGTACCACTTGACGTTTTCAGTGCTGCTCGAACTGAGTATCAAATTAAATCAGAACTAGGGATTCTACAAGATAAAGTAGCTAAAAGGAAATTAGAGCAACAGTTAACTAAGGTTATGAAACAGATTGAAGCAGTTGAGAGAACCTTTAACAATCCAGAACGTTTGGAAAAATTGAGAGGTGAGACAGATAGAGCAGCCTTTAAAATACAAGCAAAGGAGATAGGGTATCAACCCGATAAACTTTTAGGTTTGTCTCAAAACTTATTGGCTAATTTTAATAAAGAGCTTAAAGGTGTCAATGACCAAAATCACCCAATAGACCTTAAACGACAGCTACACTCTATCTTGGCTGAGGAATATTTAGACCAATCAGGGCAGTACATTGAAGCTGTGAAAAAAGCCCTTGTCAAAGCTAAGGAGCAAGGTAAAAGCTCCATGTTTATAGCCGAGTTGGAACGCCAAATTGGTGAAGCTTCTGAGATGCAACATAACTACCGTAAGGTTTTAATAGAGAGTAATAAGAAACTTAATAAGATTAGGTTGAACACCTTAAATGAGGAATTAAAAGAGGCAGAGGCAGCTCTTAAATTTGCCGAGGAAGACTTTAAACTTTCCACAGGTTCAAGAAGAGCTGATGGCAAATATAAAGTAGTACAGCAAAAGCGTCAGACTGTTAACGAACTTCGTAGGAATATATTAAAGCTAAAGTTGGCTGATAATCCTGAGAGTGAGGAGACTCTTGAGAGTTTTGATAGAAAACTTATCTCAGAAGCTAAAAGCCATAGTTTAGACAAAGATAAATTTTATAAAACTTTTAAAGAACGTGCCGCACAAAGTAAGAATGATAATTTACTTGAACAGGGTAAGAAAGACCTAGAAGCGCGTAAGGCTGCCGAGGATGATTTTTATAAGGGTCTTGAACGGGAGCGAAAAACTTTAGAAGGCCGACAAGAAGCCGAGCGTTTCCAAGCAACGGCTAAAACCTATCGCCCCTTAACCACAGGTAATATGTTTGACCAACTCAATACTGAGGACAAGAAAGCTGCTCAAGCTAAAGCCAATGCCACAGGTGTTAGCCAAGAGTATTCGGTCTTAGGTAAAGTTAAAGGTACTTTTTCTCGCCAAGCGGCTCGTTTTGATAATGAGAGCTTGCAGAAGAAGCAAGTGCAAGAGAAGTTAGCCTTGGAAGTTAGTCAATTAGCTGACTTACAACAACAGCAACGTAATCAAAATATTGCAGAGTACAATAAAAATCTTGAGAAGGAAGCAAAGTTACTTGCTGAGGTTAACCAACTAAAGAAAACTTTTGAGGATTCTACCCAAGAAGTAGATAAAAAAGCTTTCGACAATAAGAAGGCTGAGTTAGATTTGATACAAGACACGAATAAAGCCTATCGAGAAGCCGAAGAAAAGTTAAATGAGGCAATAGAAGCTCGTTCTAACACTATCAACAACCTCAAGGACAACCTCCAAGCCTTAATCGACAAGTACGACCTCTTAGACACAACGATGTCTGCTGGTGTACAGTCGATGACATCAGGGTTGTCGAGCATCTTCTCCGATTGGGCAAGTGGTGTTATTAAGAACACTGACGATGTAAAAGAGGCTTTCCGCAGCTTAGGCCAAAGCGTTTTACAAAGCATGGCCAAAGTTGTCAGTGACCGTATTGCTCAACAATTCATGGGTTTCATCTTGAATGGTTTAGGTAGTATGTTTGGTGGGGGTTCGAGTCCTTCTTCGCTACCTGTTGAAGCAGGTGCGCGTTTAGCTTCCACAGGCGGCCTCATCACCACCTCTGGTGTTAAACACTTTGCCAGAGGCGGCGAAGTGGGTGGCACTAACATTGGCAGAGACAGCGTAGCTGCCCTCTTGCAACCCAATGAGTATGTTGTTCAACGCTCGGCGGTACAGGCTTTAGGTACTGATTTTATGCAGAACCTTAACAACGTCACCGCAGGGAGCCTCAAACAAGGTGCGGCTAACTTAGGTGGCTCTAAACCGATGGTGCAGAACGTAATGAAGTCTTCGCCACCCGTGAACGTCTATGTGGTATCACCAGAGCAACAAAGACAGATGGGTCAAGAGGACGTTGTGGTCGCGCTTCAAGATGACATTTTGAGAGGCGGGACAACGAAGAAGTTGATTAAAGCAGTTATTACTGGGGAAATCTAAAAGCTATTTGATTGTAAACCAGAAAGGGTTTACAATTATTAACACTTAAAGAGTACCGTGAAGGGGAAACTTTGAGTATATTTAACAACATGAAAAAGCCGTTACGTCTCGCTTGTTGGGTTTCGTTGTTAGACCCTCCTTCACCAAGCTACAGACGAAGCGGCTTTTTCATTTCTGAGACTTGAAGATTATGAACGCTTTAACCTTAACTACAATTACTATTCGCCAAGATGCCGAAGGTCGCTACTGCTTAAACGATTTACATAAAGCTAGTGGCGGAGAAGAAAAGAATAAACCAAAGTTTTGGCTCGAAAATAAACAAACTCAAGAACTTGTTCAAGAATTAACCGAGGGAGGAAATCCTCCATCGGTTAATAATCAACCAATTAGTGTCATACGAGGCGGTAAAAACCAAGGCACTTTCGTTGTTAAAGAACTTGTCTATGCTTATGCTATGTGGATTAGCCCTCGTTTCCACTTACAAGTTATTCGAGCCTATGATGAGTTAGTTGCTCAAAAAGTTACTGCTGCTTCTAAGTTGGTTGTTAGACATGATGCTCGTGTCGAATATAAACCTATGCAAGAGGCTTTACGTCAATCCAGAGATGAGTTAGGGAAAGAAACAAAACATTTTCATTATTCTAATGAAGCTGATATGTTGAATCGAATAGTATTGGGTATGACTTCAAAGCAGTATAGAGAGCATCATCAACTCTTAGAAGGTCGAAGTATTCGGGACATACTTACAGTGACCGAGTTGGCAGCTTTTGCAGATTTGGAAAGAGCCAATAAAACTTTTATTGACTTAGGTTATACCTTTGAGGAGCGTAAAGAACAGTTGAAGACCTTGTTTAATCGTAAACATTTAAAAGCTTTAACTGAGGAAGTTCACCGCTTAGAAAGTTAATACCGTTTACACACTGTAACATTAAAGGGCTTCCCAAAGTCCTTTTTCTTTTCTAATATACACACATCGGAAGCGGAAACGCAGAAGATAAACACTAACAGCTAACGCTAACATTTAACGATTAAGAGTAAAAGATCATGTTGCCAGAACAAGCTATTGCCGCCGCTCAAGCCAACGCCAACGCAAACAACAACGCCAACGTCATCCCAGCCACAGCTACACAAGCAGTAGCATTACCACAAACATCGACAGCAGCACCGTCAATGGCAGCATTGATGCAACAAGGTTTTGCCGTTGACCATTTCGTTAAGGTCAGCGAAAACGGTTTGTTGTTAAGCAAAGATGCCACTGCTAAACAAGCTGTTGACACCGCCCGTGTCATCATCGACATGACCGAAGGTTTCGGTTTCAAACCCTTATACACCGTCTCCTACGGCGACCCCGTACAATACGCTGAATCTTATGATGGTGTCACAAGCACCAAAGGTGATTCTTGGGCTAATGCCGTTGCCACTGCTCGTGCTGTTGACCCTAAAGCAACACCGTTCCAAACCGTGAAAGTCGGTATGGAATTAGCGCAAGACACGCAAAATCTGAAAGCAGGTGTAACTTTAGGTTTGACGTTCACCCGTACTGGCATCACCAATTGGGTCAAGTTGTACCAAGAAGTGATTCGCTCAGGTCTTAACGGCAAAAAAGTCGAAGTCATTCTCGGCTATAAAGTCGGTGAGAAAAAAGGCTACCGTAACTGGGGTATCCCAACTTTTGAATTAGTTGGTGAATACTACGAGCATGGTGGTGAATAAGTAGGTTTTAAATCTTAACAAAAAGCAGCTTCGGCTGCTTTTTTCATCTTTGAGAGCCACCAAAATGCCAATCAATATTGTCGATGCCAATAACTATTTCAGACGCGGTTTTGAAGCAGGTAAAGCGGTGTCGCAGCTTGCACCGCAAATGAGCCTTGACCCTACCTTCTATGTGTTTGACGGTAAGTTCGGTACTGCCAAGCGCAAAGCCATTTACCCAAACTACAAAGCAAAGCGCGACACACAAACACCTGTTGATAATGGTTTCTTCACTTACCTGTCAACAATCCGCACCGAGTTATTACCCTTTTGCTATAACTCCATCGTCATTCAAGTTGACGGTTACGAGGCCGATGACGTGATTGCTGCCTTAGCCATTTACTTTGGCCAACAACAGAAACACGTTTTAATCCACAGTAACGATGCTGACTTTCAAGCTTTGTTAAATGACTATGTAACCATTACTGACCGCAGTAAAAAACTTCAACACGTTGAGCCGAAAGACATCCGCTTGTACAAAACCCTCGTTGGTGACTCCAGTGATAACATTACAGGTATCCCTAAGTTGGGTAACGCTTGGTGGTTAAAACTCACGGAAGGCGATAAAAACCAATGGCGGCAACTTTTAGAAGGTGAGACTGATACTTACCCCGCAAGCTATTTGACCGAAGTCAAAGCCACTTGGGTCGAAAACAATGTCCCTTTGTTACGAGACTTCTACACAATCGTAGGCTTTTTACCGATAGACTTACATCGGGTATTAACATTGGACTCCGACATCGGTACCAATGACCCTATTGAATACCGCCAAACAATGACCAAATATTACTGGGTGTGACCACTATGCGACCAATAGAAAGTATAAACCGTGTTCTAGTTGATAGAACAAACTGGCAGACGCTTCAACCTCATCTTCTTGCTAAGGTATCAGCAGCAACCCTTATGGGTTTCGACATTGAAACCCATGATGAAGACCGCCACCAAGGTTTAAATGACCTGATGAAAGTCGATGAAGACGGAGCTTCTCACGGCAAAAAGCTAATTTTCGACACCAACCGCACCACTGTTACAGGTTTCAGTATTTACCCTGACGACACTGACACTGCTTATTACTTTAACTTGGCTCATGCTGATGAGTTGAACCGTTTAAGTTTCCCCGAAGTTCAATGCCTCTTAGATGCCTTCAAAGGTTACTACGTTATTCACAATGCCGCTTTTGAAATCGTGATGATGGAAAAGGCTTTAAACATTGGCTACAAACTCCCTCATGGCCGTGTTTTAGACAGCATGATTCTTTGTGTCACTGCCTACAACTCTGACACTTACAGTAAAAGTGTTTTTGCTAATACACCTTTAACGGGGTTGTATAAGTTATTGCCCGACATCAAAGTGGCTTACGCCACGGGGGACACTGAGAAACAAGAAGATTTAGTTAATAAGTTTTGCGCCAAAGAAAGTGATGCCGCTCACTCTTACAATGGGTTTATTAAAGGTTTCAACTGGGGCTATAACTTAAAGAAAGCCAGTAAATCTTGGCTTAATTACACACAAACCACGTTTGAAGAAGTGCTGAACGGCAAAGCTCACATGGGTCGTTTAACGGGTGCCGAAGTTGTTGCCTACGGTGCTGACGATGCCATTACCTGTGTTCAGCTTTATCACACGGTTTTACAGTGGTTAATTGAGAATAACTCAGGGGCGGTTAAAACTTACTTTGAGCAAGAAAATCCTTGCTGTTGGGTTTACGCTCAAATGAACGCGACAGGTATGCGTGTGGATGTTGAGGCCATTTACAAAGCGCGGGAATCACAGCGGGTCGAGTACGCGGCAGCGTTAAGAAAAATGAAAATGCTATTGGGTGAGGTGCTAGAGCAATATCCTGATAAAGCTAGTAAACAGTTATCTAAATATGAAAAGTGGTACAATAAAGGTCGTCAAAAGTATTTAGACTTAATTAAACAGTTTATTAGTGTACCTGACTCGGTTACTGATTATGAGCTAGTAAACTTTCATGTTCGTTCACCTGTTGGCAAAGGCTGGTCGGGTATTGAACCTGCGGCCATTAACTTATCTCACTATATGCCGATGCGAGTCATCCTTTTTGATATTTTAGGGTTAACTGCAAAAGTAGAAGCTAAGAAAATCCAATCTGATGGTGAAGCCCGTTTAAAATTACGCAAGTTACACAATAAAAGCCTAGCCGCAGACATTATTGATATTTATGCCATTATGGGCGACATTGAGCAAGCTCTCAAACTCTACATCAACAACTACATTAAATTGATAGACCCCGACACAGGTCGGATGTACCCCACCATTAGCAGCTTATTGGACACGCGAAGAACTTCAACAAGCAACCCATCGCCGCAACAATTAACGAAGTTCGGTAAAAGTAAGTTTGTCCGTTCCTTCTTTTTAGCCGATGACGATAACTCTGTCATTATTGCTCCCGACTTTAGTGCTATCGAATTAGTTATTATCGGTGGTTACAGCAATGACACTAACTTCGTTGAAGCTTACGGTCATCGCCCTCACCGAGATTTACACACTAAAACAGCCGCTTTGATGTCAGAGATGTCAGTCAAAGACTTTAAAAAGCTGCCTAATGCCAAACAAATTAGAACTGACCTCGGCAAGCCGAGCAACTTTGGCTTCTGGTATTCAGGTTCTCTACGCACTGTCGGTGCAACTTTAGGTTGGGATGATAATAAGATTTGGCAGATGAGCGACATTTACCGTGCGGGTTTTGCCGAAGCCGAAGAATGGCGGGTAGGTACAATCAATACCGTTAAACGTCAAGGTTACGTTGAGTTACCCGACCACCTACGCCGTTATCGTTTTGAGGCGACAGGCTTATGGGCAGAAATGATGCAGGGTAAATTTGACCATTTAAGTGTCTCTGACTTTGGCCGACAATGTGTTAGACGCATTCAAGCCAGAGCGGGAAACCAAGCGGTTAACGCTTTGGTTCAGGGGCTTTGTGCAACTTATGCCAAGCGGAAACTTTACCGAGCAATGTTTAAAGATATTCCACGGTTAGGTTTACGCGCACGAGTAATGACCTTAGTGCATGACGAATTAGTCGTCTCGGTTCACCGCGAAGATGTCTTTAAAGCTAAGGATTACTTATACGAGTTGATGATTGATGGGGAGGGTATTTTTGATAATGTCGTCATTGACAGTTCAATGGCTATGGGTCGTAACTATCTTGCTTTCAATGCCGACACCAACCCCAAAGGCTTGGTAGAGTTAATGGAAATGGACAAAAACTTACCTTGTATTCCTGAGACTCGTTGGGGTCAGAAAGCCACTGATAACGAGGTTGGCTTGATTCTGGATTATATGTTTAAATAAGTCTATACTCTGTTTGTCGACTAGTGTGGAAACGAACCGACAAACAATGTAAACACACAAAAAAGGCAATTTGCTAGTTAGTAGGGTTCGTGTTTAGCCCTTTTTCCACCTAACTTATGCAAGTTGCCTTTTTTGTTTTTGAGATTAAGATGATGAAAGATTTAGTATTAAACCAAGTGACGATGACAAGTCGTGAGATTGCGGATTTAACAGGTAAGCGTCACGATAACGTAATGCAGGTTATTTCAAGCTTGATAACTGCTCAAATTTTAACCCCTGAAATTCAGGAGTCAATTTTTAAACATAGAGGTAATGAGTATAAGCAGTGGGTATTAAATAAAAGAGATTCTCTAGTTTTAGTGGCTCGGTTATCACCCGAATTTACCGCTGCTGTTGTTGACCGTTGGCAAGAGCTTGAACAAAATTTAAACTTAGAGCAACAAAGAAAAGCAGATAGGAAACAAGCGCGATTAGAAGCCCCACAAATGGCGAGAGCCTTACAAGAGGCAAGAGCTAGACAAGGGAAGGAATCTCCAAGTCATGTTTACTCAAATGACTTCGATATGATTAACCGCATTGTTTTAGGTTTACCTGCTAAGAAGTTTAAGGAGGCTCAGGGTTTAGAAGCTGAATCAGCTTTGCGTGATTCACTAAGTCCTATGCAGATTAAAGCGGTTTTAGCCTTACAAAATCTTAATCAATCGTTTCTTGAATTAGATATGAGTTTTGAGGAGCGCAAAGAGAAATTACAACTTATCTTCATGCGTAAATACAACACAGACTTAGTTAATGAAGTTTTGAAACTCCACGCTTAACCTCTGCTATAATAACCCCAATGCCAATACCATTGGGGTAGCCAACACCATGTCTTTTACCAACTTTTCAAAAACAATAATGCTGACAGCCCTGCTAACTCAAACAGCAAGACTAAGTGATGGCAAGCACAAAGTTGTTGTGGCTAACAATGGTGTTATCAATGCCTTAGCCCCTGCCCAATACGTCACCCTTAAAGTTTACGGTCACAATCCGCCTGTCATTACCAATGCCGAGCCAATACAATGGACAGCCGACACACTATGGCCAGATATTAACGAAGTCTATGTGGTTAATGACTCAACAGGTCAAGAGATTATTCTAAAAGGACAATTGGTTAACTACCCCATGCTAAACGGGGCAGTGTTTTTAATCCCTACGAATGCGTGGGAGGCCAGCCTTGTTGAATAGCATTGCCCACAGCCTTGTCAGGTTAAACCCTGTCCAAAATATAAGCCTAACTTGCTTTGATGTTGAGACAGAGTACAAGTCAACACGCGCTAACCTCAGCTTTGATGGTAGCTATCAATACAGCACCCCCAGAGCCGCACTTAAACCCTACACTGATATTCGCTTAATCACGGTAACTGTGCCTGTGATGCGATACTATTTTGGCAGTCAAGGGCAACTGTTGACGGATTACGAACGCTCAACTAACTTTGCTTGGTTAGAGTGGATGTATAACATTCACAAAACCGTTAAGACGTTTTTATTTGACCACCCAATTTACGGAACATTAAAAGTTCGCTTTGCCGAACCCCTTAAAGTTCCCAAAGGCATCAAAGGCGGTCAAGCCGCTTTAGAGGGTGTGCAGTTTACTCTTGCAGAAGTTTATAATACTGCTCTCGACTCCCCACTTAGATTAGGCCCTGCTTTTCTTTTAAACCTCGACCAAAACTATTGGGATACTCACACCGATTTTGATTACCCTTATCATCTAGTCAGCACCGAGTACAATTCAGAAGATACGGTAGTTCAATTAGGTGGTAACTATCAATACACAGTACGTGGAGCTAAACCCGAAGAACGAATCTTTACATTGTACTTTGACGGTTTAAGGTATAGTCAAACAGGTAATAGCATCATTGCTGACACCAGTGATGATAACCAGTTAAGTATGCAGCATTTAGAAAACTTCTACCAATGGTACGGCTTAGACGATAGCTTCTATTACCCACATCCAACTTACGGTAGAGTTAAGGTGCGCTTTAAAGAGCCGTTGAAGATACCTAAATTGCGCGAAAACGCTAACGGTTGGACTGAGAGTTTTACCGTCACTTTAGTCGAGGTAATCGAAGATGCTACCCGTTACGTCTGACCCTAAACATCAAGTAGAGGCAACGAGCCTAGCTCCTGAGCCGTATGTGGAGCTGTTTAAGTTTATTCCTGATTACTTACAACCTAACACATTTATCGCTTTCACGAATCACCCAACAATCACTTGGCAGGGGGTAACGTATGAAAACTTTCCACATCAATTCAGTGGTTACAACATCCAGTCAACAGGTGAGCAAAGCCGACCTAAATTACAAGTGGCAAACCCTAATGGGTTGTTTTCTTCCTTATTGGTTGGCGGCACTTTAAGACAAGCTCAACTTATCCGCTACCTTGTTTTACGCGCTGATTTACTGGCTGACGAGAGCCGCTATTTACGAAATAAATGGTTACTGGCAAAGATAGTCAACTTGACCAGAGACAGTGTAAACTTTGAGTTAAGAAGCGTATTAGACGGTGTGCGTTACACGCTTCCTGCGAGGCAATACATTTCGCCTGATTTCCCTGTTACCAGTATGGGTTAATTTTTATGTTGTTAGAACTGTTGAATAAACCTTATAAAGATGGCAAAGACGACTGCTATGGCCTTGCCCGACAATATTACCAAGAAGAATACGGTTTAACGCTGCGAAATTATGCTAGACCCATTGGTTTTGACCACGAAGGTTTAGACTTATTGATGGATAACTTTATCAAAGAGGGCTTCTGCTCTCTACCCGTTTCTGGTATCTCATATTTAGAAAAAGGTGATGGTTTGTTGTTTTCTATTCTTGGCAGCAAGACCGTTAACCACGTTGGGGTTTATGTTGGGTCTGGTTATTTTATCCATCATCTGTACGAAAAGATGTCTAAATGTGAGTCTCTCGACCAACGATGGTATCAACGTATTTCTCTTGTTGTTCGCCACCCTGAAATAAGTACAATGAATATAAAGCGAATAGGTAAGACTAACTTGTTAGATTTACTTCCCCCCCATCTACGTTTACGGGTGCAGCAAAATGCAGGAAATATTTAAAGCCCTAATATCTTACTGGCACCCAAAACTAGAACGCTGTGGGTTTGTCGATAAAAACAACAATATTGTTGAGGTCGAAAACAAACACGTCAACCCTGCCAATCATTTCGCCATTGACGATGTTCCTGCCGATGCCGTTGCTATGTGGCACACACACCCTAGCGGCTGCTGTAATTTATCAACAGACGATTACCACTTGTTTAGAAGACTGCCAAAATTGATACACATAATCGTAGGCCGTGAAGAGGTAGCTTATTACTTTATAGATACCGATGAAGCGGTTTTAAGGGGTGACGACAATGTTAGTTAGTATTGTCTTAACAGGGTATTTAGCGAAGTTTGTGCGTGAGCCTGTCAGCATAGAGGCGTTCAATGCGAGAGATGCTTTAGAAAAACTTCAAAACTATTTGCCAAAAGGTGTAAGCCACCTCGTTAAAATAAAAGAACTCGGCTGCCCAGAAGATTTAAACGAGGGTAAAACAACACTGACAATATCACCCTATTTTGAAGGCTCTGGGGGCGGTAAAAAGGCAGGAGGCATTCAAATCGGAATTGGCATCTTATTGCTTGTTTTTATCAGCCCTATCGGTATTAATATGGCCGCAGGAGCTTTTAAATCTTTTTTAATCGGTGTCGGAGCTAACCTTATTATTGGCGGTGCCTTACAACTGCTGCAAAAGTCGCCAAAAGCAGACCCGACACAAGGGGATAAGCGAAGCCGATTTATTAACGGTGATAAGAATACAATCAAAGAGGGAACACCGATACCCTTGATTTATGGCCGTCAAAAAGTTTATCCTCACATCTTATCCTTTAACATTGACGCTAATCCTTACAACCCTGACCTTGAGTAATAAAATGACAAAACCCATCTACACTGGTTCTGGTGGTAAGCAGCCCAAGACCCCTGTTATTACCAATGACAATTTATTCTCCAAAGATAAAGTTGAATTACTGCTGGGTGTGGGTGAGGGGCCAATAGCGGGTTTAGAAGAGGGCTTAAAGAGCTTTTACGCAGGTGATGTTCCTTTACAAGACAACGATGGCAACCCCATTATTAAGGAGCTTGTTGCTACCCCTCACAACGGTTTAGCTTCCCCAACCATAATTGTTTTCCAACTTGGCGGTGAATCTGCTAACGTATCTGTAGGTGTTAATATCTTACAGAAGTCACCTGTTGTTCGTTACACCCCCGAACATTTCAGAGGCAAGATTAACAAACTTAATATTCGTATCAACATCGCTCAATTGTTTGAAGAAGACGCAAGTGGCAATGTTAATAACAATACCGCTAACTTTCGCATCGAATATAAGACTGCGAGAGGAGCCGACCCGTGGGTTGTTTTAGACTTCGGCAATGCCACCCCCACTCAGTTTGTACCCCCCCTGTCAAACATAACTTTCGGTGTCGGCTCACACACAGACGGTTTTAACAAGTATATTTTAAACGGTAAAACAGGTTCAGGTTTCATTATTGATTTTAAGGTTGATGTCGACACCATTACCGATGACGACTACATGATAAGGGTGACTAAGTTCAACCCCGACACTAACAATGACGCAAGCGTTAAGGTTGCCTGTGACATTATCTTCGACAGCTTTCAGATACTTGCCCAAACTCAACGGTCATTCACTAACACAGCTCTTATGCACGTTACAGGTAGAGCCAATGACCAGTTCAGCGATATTCCTGACTTCTACGGCATTTATAAGGGGTTAATCACTAAAGTTCCTAGCAACAGGGTTGAGAATGCTGTCGGTGCTTCTTGTTACCCTACCCCGTGGAATGGAGCTTTAACAACGGGTTGGCATACAAACCCTGCATGGGTTTTGTATGACTTACTGGACAACCCCCGTTACGGAATGCGTAAATACGCGCCAACCTTAAACATCTATACGCAAGATTTTTATGACGTTGGAGCTTACTGTGACAATTCAGTTGGTAATAGCTTTGGCACTGCCTCTGAAAAACGCTACACCATGAATCTTACCTTGGCCGAAAACCAAAACGGCTGGGAAACATTGCAGAATTTAGCGGGGTCGTTTGACGCTGTACTCTTTGATGATGGCGAGGGCAATGTTCGTTTAAAGGTTGACCGCTGGGTAGAGCCTCGCGTCCTTTTCACCCCTGAAACGGTAACAGTCGAAGGCTTCAATTACAGTTTTACTGATGTTAATACTCAATACAACAGCATTATCGTTAGCTTTACTAATCCAGAACGCGGTTGGCAAGAGACACGGTTAAAAGTACAAGACGAAACCTCCATAAATCAAAACGGTGAGATACCTTTAGATTTTGTCGCTGTTGGCTGCACAAGTGAGAGTGAGGCTTTAAGACGCGCTCGCGCAAGACTGTTAACAGCAACAACAGAGAAGATAGTTACCTCGTTTACAACAACTCGTTTAGGTTTAATCCTAGACCCTTTAGAGATTGTTTATATCGCTGACCCATTATTAGGTTGGGGCGTGACAGGACGTATCGAATACACGAGAGGCTTAGAGATTTTCTTACGAGACCCTCTTGACATCTACTTCAACACCGAAGCGGATTTAATTCTGCAAACGACAACAGGATTGTTTAAGGCGCGAGTTGCAATGACTTCGCAGAGAATTTTGCAGGTGTTGACGAACACCTCAAATTTCTTAAACGCTGATTTACCTGAGTATGCTCAATACACATTAGGTAATTTCACCACTGTTGACGGAGCAATATTTAAAGAAGCCAAGCCTTTTCGCATCACCGCAATTGAACCCTCGAGTGACTACAACAGTTATCAACTGACTGCCCTTGAAGTCAACCCTGATAAATACGATATTGTTGGTGATGCCGATAACATTAGTATCAGCATTGACAGGGACGTTTACACAGGTATTAACTTAAAGCAGTTACTTGCTGACAACTTACACTCTTTGGATAAACAGTACCAAAGCGTCACCTTCACTTTTGACGGCACTTTAGAGCAGCAAGCAGGTGGTTTTTTACTTGTCTGTGCTGCCAATACCAATGACTATGCCCTTACTATTGGCGATTGGACAGGCTTACTCCCTCCAGATGTTAAGCCAAAGTTAGTGTTTAAGGGAGCTGTTAAGGTAATGGGTAGAGGTGGTAAAGGGGGACGAGGTGGTTTTGCTTTTGCTAAGACCCCCCCGTGGCTTAATCAAGATGAGGACGAGGTTGACATCTTGTTAGGTTATGGGGAGTCAGCCGAGGATGGAGGTGAGGGGGTATTTTACGACTACCCTGTTGAGATTGAGGTACAAGATACTGCTAATGTAGAACTCCTCGGAGGTTATGGCGGAGGTTATGGCGGACGGGGTTTAGCCTTACACGGTAATATTCTGCAAGCCCCAATTCAGAGTATAACTAACGGAGAGTCCGTTGGTACTTACTGGCGTTTTCAAGTTGACGAGGGTAGAGGCTTAGTTTTAATAGCAGGTGCAGGAGGGGCAGGTGGGTGGCCTCTGGGGTTAGGTGCTCCCTCTGGGGTAACTTATGAGGCAGAAGTAAACAATGTTTATCTAGGCTCTAAACCTTCCCCCTCAGGAGCAGGAGCAACTAAGATGGAAGCAGGGGTTTCCGCCTCAGCCCAAAATTATGTTGGTACTGTCCGTAGGAGAATTGACAAATTCAGCTACACTGATGACCCTTACTCAGTTTATAACGGGGAAGGTCAAGACGGGCAACCGACAGGCGTAATTAAGAACCCTACAGGGTATAAGTCGCCAAGCACGACTTATCCTTTCCTTACAACGACAACAGCAGGAACACCTACCAACGGTGCTCAAGGCATCGGTGTTATCAATGAGGGTAACATGAACGTCACCGCTCTTGGTGCAGGGTCAGTCTTAACATATAATACGACATCAGGTTATACAACACTCACAGGTTAATATCATGGCTCTAATGTCAGGCAAAGTTTATAGCAACACAGGCGCACCTAGTAATGCTGATGGCGTTAACGGTGATATTTATATGCAGTTGGACGGGTTCAAAACAACCTATCGAAAAGAAGGCGGCTCTTGGGTTGCTATTGGCAGTACCATTGGAGCTATCCCTGAGTTTGTCAGTGGCATTGGCACTCCCAGTAACAGTTTAGGTGAAGACGGCCAATATTATCGGGATACGGCTAATCAGGATATTTATTATAAACAAGGTTCCACGTGGAACCCTGTTGGGAGTCTCTTAGGAGCAGCTTTTACACCTGGGTTAGATCAAGCAGGTATAGGCAAATACTTAGGCACTGCTCCTAATCTCGTAACAACAGGCAGCATGAACGACTTACTGTTGGCAGGTGAGTATTATGTTACAGGTTCGGTAACGGACATGCCAGATGGTGTGGGCTCAGGGTATGTAAAAGTTTGGGGTTTAGACTCAAACAATGTCGCCCAAATCTTACAAAGAACCCTTGGCAGCAGCGTTTTTGAAATCCACTTTAGAAAAAGCAGTAGCGGTGCTTTTGGTGCTTGGCGAAGTTTAGCGGATTCCGAGGGGAGTTCGAGCCAAGTCTTTAAAGTCGCCAACGGCGTTGCCGACCAAGATGCCACTGCCAAGTTGCAAGTTGAGACGATGATAACGAATGCGTTAGGCACTACGGCCTCACCACAAGCCTACGGTAGATTTAAAAATGTGGCTCCATATCCTGAGATTCAATACTTTGACAGTACCCTTCTCACTTATCAGGCGGCACGAAACGCATACGGTTGGGAAGTAACTTTCTTTCAAGACTTGACCAGTGCCGATTACATTGTTGTTGGCAATGTAACTGGTGGAGGCGGTGGTGGTGGTCGCTCCTTTGAACCTTATGACCAAACCTTGAGAGGCTTTAAAATAAAATCCGCGTGGGGGGGAGATAGTACAATAGGATACTCCACTCAAGACGGTGCTGAGGTCAACTTCGTAGTTTTCTAATCGACATTTACAGAACCATCAAGTAAACTATACAAAACTTTACTTGATGGTTATTACACGATGACTGACCCAACCACCACATTTGTTGGGGTTAAATACTCTACGGCAGTCGCTGGTTTCTTCGGCAGTGTTGTCGCCCTCACCTTCGCTAAAGAACTTACAATTCTCCGCTTACTTTTCGCCATTCTCACAGGTTCTTTAACCTCCGTTTACACTACAGATATTGTTGTTCATTATCTCGGCATTGAACCTACTTTAGACAATGGCGTTGCTTTTCTAATCGGTTTAACCGCTATGGCTCTCATTCCTGTCGTTTTTAGCTTTATTGAGCAGCTAAAAAAGAAGACGGGCGAGATTATTCAAAAATTTTTGGGTTGAGGGTGGGGTAGCTATGTTAGCTCTAAGCCTAGTTATTACAAATGCAATGGTTCTAGCCTACATTTTAATCAGTTCCTTGATGATTCTTAATCAGATGTCAAGGTACACGCCCCACCACCTACGGGTCATATATATTTTTCTGTGTGTGGGTGCTTTTTACAGTTTAACGAAGGTGCAAGACTTACAATTTCCAAGTTTATTGTTTAATATAGCAACAGCTTATTTTGTTTTGGTAATAATATGCAATTTAACCGATGCGAGATAACAGGAACTCACAAAGCTCTAGGGGTTTGACATGGCTAACTTATTTTTAACGGGTAGTGGCGTTCCCACTAACGCAGTCGGTGAAGTTACTGACTACTACCGTGATACCGCCACCAATTTGATTTACTATCGCGCTGCTTTAGGTTGGGAAGTTGTACCCAGCTTAATCCCTACTCCTGACGGTGTGGGTACAAATTGGCTGTTCGGTACAGGCGCACCTAATAGTGGTGTTGGGTCCACTAACGATTATTACCGTGATGATGCTAATGGCTCTGTTTATCGCAAACACGCTGTTAATGGGTGGGAAGCGAAAGGCTCTTTAGATTTTATTGGTGTTTACGGTGTTCAATGGGGTGAAGGTACAGGCGCACCTGCTAATATCCCCCCCTTAAACAACCTTCCCGCTGGCTCGTTTTATTTAGACGTGGCTACTTCCGACATTTATTACAAAGACAACACTTTAACTTGGAGTAACAAGGGTCAATTCGGCAACGCAAAAGCAGATGTTATATTAGCTCAAGCAGCACAGGCAGCGGCAGAAGCAGCGAGAGATGCAGCATTAATTCAGGCAGGTGTTTATGCGACAGAAGCTGCGGGACGTGCAGCAGTAGCAGACGGTGTAGCATTTAAAGTGCAAGGAAGTGGGGATATCGCTGCTTATGAATATCGTAGAGTTGACGCACTATCATCAACATTAATTGCTGCATATCCTAGCTCATCTGCACTTTCTTTTGTAGAACGCTCTACAGAAGCTGTGTATGTAAACGGGCAACAAGTCATGTATTCGGTTGTTGACAGTGCTGGCAGAGCATTGGCCTACATCGGCATGGATGGCGTTGTTTACGGAAAATTACCAGTTGCAGCATCGAGCGGCATAGCACTGACGAGAATAGCTGACGGTTCATACACGCTAAAACTTGATGCAGCAGTCATTGACCCCTCTTACGGCGCAGTTGATTATCTCGCATCGGTTAAATTGCATATTATTACCAAAACAAAATAAGCTGTTGCTATATTAAACAATAAACTTGGAAATTGTAAGTATTGCACCTTCGTTAAACTGTAAAAAGCACCCACACACAGAAAAATATATATGACCCGTAG